ACTGCCTGGATGATCGGGGCGGCCTTTAAGGGCGTAAACCCGGGCAAACCCCACTTGATGTGCCTCAATCTCTTGCGCGTAATCAAGCACCACGCGGTTCATTGTTGGCAGGCCAAGCAAATCCATAAGGTGTCGTACACATCTTGGCCATGTAGTTTGGGTGCAAAATGCTGGCCTTTGTCGCACCACTCGATCGCAGGCGGCACAACCTCATCGCGCAATTCCGTGCCGTCTTTTTCAACGCGTAGGCGTTTGCCTGTATTTAGGTTGATTATCTCAAATTCACCCATTTGGCTTCACCTCGCTAATGATTTTGTTTAGCCGTTGATGTATACGCAACAGGCATTTATCTTTATCCTGTGATTGCTTCAGGATGGCATTGGTACTCATGCGGATGGCGCTAAATTCCAACGATGTTTTATCGTCATCATGTGCCTGCTTTAAAACCATTTCGATCATTGATACAGCAAACTCCAACTGTCTGATGCTGTTCATAAAGGCTTGGTCGCTCATTACTTTACCCACTCTGCAGGGCATTGTGGCTTTGTAGGAGAAGCACAAACCCATCCTTTGTAGGCGTTGCCAGTTTTTGTGCTTACGCCTTCCTTCCAGATGCGCCGACCATGTGAGCATGTAGGCACGGTTTCGGTGATCTCGCCACCTAACTGTGATTTAAGCACCTCAACGGCTGAACCAATCGATATGGCGCTGCCTTCGCTAGCAGGCACGGTTGCCCATACATCGACTATTGGCGCATTTTCTACTTGATCCATGTTTTGCTTAGTAGCCCGGGCTTCTACTGGCATAAGTAGGCTGATGCACCTACCAATGGCAGATGTAACTGTATCCTCGACCATCCAGCGTTTCATGTTTTCTCGGTAAAAATCTTGACGGCCAAAAGCGTAATCTACGGCCGCTGGCACAATATCCTCATGTTCCCGATAAACGCGAGCGCGTACCAGGATGTAACCCTTAACTAGATCACACTCCACAATGTCGGTTTCAATGCGGCCAACAGGGTGTGCTGCTCTAAACCGCTTAATACGAGCGTTTACATCCTCATATTCATCAAAGTTAATCATTGAGACACCCGGCGATCTGCACCAATGCGCATACCTGCAGCGCGGCCACGTAGGTATCCATCCTTACGGCCTGCCGTTACTCCCATTGAGTAAAACATAACCGCTATGCCTAGCGTGTACAACATAACCCACGCAAACATCATTTCTATATTCATTTTAGCCCCTTAGTTTAGTTTTATCCTGGCCTTCCAACCATTACTAAAAGGGTAAAGCGCAGCACCGACATAAAGCAAGGTTAGACACGCCAAAGTCTAAGGTTTTATTTCCTCATCCTGTTGTTTAGGCTTAGATTTAAGGCCGTTACTAGCCAGTACGCCACCTAAACTGCCTGTTAAAAATATCGTTAGCGTGGTAAGTAAATCTATAAACGCCCGATCATTAGGCGCTTGGTTGCCAATAGGTTGAGTTACAAAGATAAGGGCATAAAGCATGCCCAATACGCTAAAAGCAAATACCAATGCCAGGGTACAACCGATAAACACAATTAGCCTGGCATGTAACTGCTCAGGTGTTAGGCGCTTCATATACTTCTTTTGGGAGTAAATCCCGGGTGCATGTACCCACCACTTCACAGGCAGGCGGCTGGCACTCAGCGTTTGCCCAGTTTTCGTACTCTTGGCACTCATATCTCACCCATCCTTGATAGCCACACCCTGATAGGAGCAGCGATAAGGCCACTGCCCCTATCAACCTGCGCATTACTTTTTGCCTACGCCAAACTCTTTCGCCTTTGGGTCAATGGCTTTTAATGCTGGTGCTATTGCTGCCGCTAAAAAAGCGTTAGCAAGTGTGCGTGGATCAGTTACACCTGCCATGTAAAGCGCAGCCACGGCTGCTACCGCTGCGCGGCCATAACTTAGTGCTATTGCTTTAATTTGCTCCTGCATTTTTGTCTCCGTCTAGCCCTAATTTTGTAGTTAGTTTTCTTGCTTGCTCTGGGGTAATCGATACCTCAAAGTGCATCTCATCCTTACGGTTGCGGTAATCGCCGCCCCATGTAAGACCATATTTTTTAGCCAGGGCGCGTATCATTGGCACTTTTTCCGCTGGAAATGTACCTATCTTGCCTAGCGCGTGCTGTGTGGCATTTAGGTCAATGGCTGTACCGCTACTGTGGCACGATAGTTTGTCTGTTGTACCGCGTACCATGCGGAAGGCATAAGCCCAATCATCTAGTTTGCCTTTATCGATCGGTTCAATAAGGGCGTGAAATTCTGCAGCAAATGCAGCCAATAGTGGCCCGGCATCTTTGGCGCACCTAATCTTAATTGCTGTGCCTTTAATTGAAAATGGCTTTACGCCGATCTCTGCTTGGTCTTTACTAGCAGGCCATCCGTTGTAACTAGTTAGCATTTAGAGACTCCTTTAAATCTAATTCACATCTTTGGCAATTCCATCGATATAAATCATTTAAAAATAATTCTGTGTGTCCACACTGCGGGCGTGGAGCAATAAAAGCATCTGCATCTGCATCGTATTTGTAACCGATACCTGCATAGTTATAGCGGATATTGCCATTGTAAGAAGTTTTTACCCAAATGCCGCCAAGATTATCTAATAACCATTGATAGCCTTCATCGCCATAAGGGTCATTGTTATCGCCGCTAAGCACTCTAATAACTATATTTTGCGTATCTAATTCTGCCCAACTACTCATTTTGCATACCTCACAATTACTAAACCTTTACCACCGTTACCGCCTGCGCCTAATCCACCGTTACCGCCACCGCCACCGCCGCCTGTGTTAGCAGTGCCGTTAGTACCAGTTGGAGTTACTGAGTTACCAGCCGCACCGCCACCACCTAAACCACCAGCACCAGGATTTGTAGATGCGTTAGTGCCGCCACCGCCACCACCTGCATAGTAATAATTTCCACCTGATAATTGACCAGTTGAAGTTGCTGCACCAAAAGCGTTTAATGTATTAATTGTTGAATTAGTAAGACCAACGCCACCTGCGCCGCCATATCCACCGCCTGCGCCTGTGCCAGGATCATTACCTGCTTGTCCTACTGCGCCAGCACCGCCGCCGCCGCCTGAACCTAGCGCACCAAAAGATGCAGGTATTCCCGATCCTGTGCCGCCAGCATTACCGTAACCTGTTGCACCGCCAGAGTTTCCTTGAGTTGCAGAACCTCCAGGCGCAGAAAATTGACCTGAACCACCGCCACCTGAGCCACCATTTGCTCCATTAGTAGATCCAGGGTTAGCAGATCCTCCACCACCGCCGCCGTTGGCAGTAATTGTGTCGAATACTGTGTTATTACCTGTTCCACCTACTGCATAAGATGTTGCACCTGCGCCGCCGTTACCAATAGTTGCTGTGTAACCAACTCCGCTTGAAGCCGATCTACCAGTTTGGTAAAGAAAACCACCAGCACCGCCGCCGCCTGCACGGTCATAACCACCACCAGCACCACCTGCAATTACTAAAACATCGCATGTTAAAGCCTGTGATGGTGTAAAAGTGCCATTACCTGTAAAAGTGTGATAAAAAAATGAAGCATCGCTTGTAATCGTGCCGCCTGTTGCTTTTGGTAATGCAGGCTGAAAAGCGCCAATACCTGTAAGTATATTAGCGATCATTAGGCTATTGCACCCACAACATACCAAGTGTCTGTACCAGTTTTAATACAGGCTGCAGATTTGTACTGGCCTAAAGTTGGAGATGCTGCAGTTGCCCCGGCACTTAGCACGGTAGTAGTGCCAGGTGTAACAGCGGAAATTGTTGTAACGCCCACGCCTATTGATAAAACTGTAAGCACCGTGCCTATGGGATAAGCGGTAGTGGCATTTGTAGGTATCTTGAACGCTACAGCCGTAGCCTTATTCATTACAAATAACTCTTGGTAATTATCGTTAGTAGTCGCTGTGTAGTCATCTGTCTGCGTATTTACGTCAAATTGCACTAGCGAGTTCATCGTGGATGAAGTCAGCACATCCCCGGTTACGGTTGGAAAGCCTGATATTGCCATTTCTATCTCCTTAGTAAGAAAGCGTGTTAGTACCTAAAACGCCATATTGTGTGCTGTTCAATACAAACGAGTCTAAAATAGGTTCTAGCGTAGTAAATTGTACGCGCCACCTGTTCGGATTTATGCTCATAGCCACACCAAAGATTTGCAGGGTTTTGACTAGGCTAGTTGAGCCTGGCTGAGTAGTCTGCACTGTAATTGGGTCAAAAAAATCTAAGTCTAAGGCTGCAACTATGCCTGCATCGTAGTTTTCTGTGTAAAGGTCTAGCACAATGGAGTCGCATCTAACGCTAGTTTCGGCACGGCTAGCGACATAAGCCCGGGCATAATCCAAAGCCACGGCATCGGTCTGCATTAGCAGGTCTGATTGGGTGTAACTATGCAAAAAGTATTTATCAATCGATGCCTGATTTGTAGCCACCTGAGTACTGCCGCCGCTGCGTGTGATGTTGGCCTGGTTGTAAATAAGCACATCGTTTAGCACCCAGGCTGCATCAAAGTAAAGCAGGCCAGGTGAGCCATCATCGGTGAAAACTGTAGGCGTGGCGGCCACGCTTGATGAAGTAAGCGCACGATCCTGAAATACAAATGAGCCTGTGGCATCTACATAAAAAGCGCCGTATTCGCTGGTCGAAATCGTTTGGCATGCCTGTAGTGCCGTGCGCGCTGTGCCTGGATCAGCCTGCATAGTTGTCTGCCCGGCATCAATATCGCGCATACTTGCAGGCCAAGATATAGCATCCAAAATATCATTAATCCGCGCACCGCTTAATTGGCCAGCGGATGTATCTGGCACGGTAGTTATCTGTGCATTTTGCGCTAATCTAAAAGCATCTACCGCTGTAATGGTTGTGTAAGTAACATTGTCGTTTGACTCCTGCGGTGTAATGGTTTGATAGCCAGTAATAAAACCGCTGAAAACAGGATAGGTAACGCCGTTATGTGTGGCAGTAATTTGTAGTTTACGCATAGGATTAAGCAGCCCTGCGTAAGGCCCTGTTAAATTTTGTGGGTTAAAGTCTCCGTTTTGATCCACAATCCGCATGGTGCAAGTACCAGTTTGAAATTGATCGGCCTCAGCATTACGGCCGCGGCGCGTAGTAACCCCATCAACCTGGCTAGATACATCGACAATTAGCGCAGCGTTATCTGCCAAAATGTTTGTGCCAATGATGCCCTGGCCAATAATCATGGCCTGTGCAAAAGCAGGGCCAGTACCAAAGTTAATAAAAGCGTTTAGCGTAGGTACTGCCATTATGGAAGCGCCCCTGCAAATGTTAGGTTATCGCCCATGCGGTTTAACTTTTGAATTACGCGCTGCATAGTTTCCGTTAGCGCATCCTCGCTACCAAGCGGTGTGTTAATTGTTATGTTATTTACTCCACCGATTGATGAACCTGGCACTGCGGTACGCAATCCGCTAATTGTGTTTAAGTATTCGGCCAATGTTCGCTCGCTGCTTTGTGCTATTGTCTCAGCGATTGTTGCGGCTTCATCGGCAAACGCGGCTGCTAGGTCTGCCTCGATTGCTACCGCCTGCGCTAATACCGGGTTAGCCATGCCTGTATTTGGGTCTATCGCGCTGGCTTGGAAATTCTGAATAGGAGCGCCACCAAGCGTAATAGTCTTTACTCCCATAGCGGCTAAGCGTGCAGCCTCAGCCAAGTTATTTAAGGATATGGCTGCAAAGTATTCTGCCTGCATCTTAACTGCATTGGCCTTATCTAACTCAGCCATGCGCTTGGCTGCGCTGTTGGCATCCTCATCCATGATTGTAAGCAGGCTACGGATGCGTGCTTTTTCTGCTTCATCTTTTGAGTTGGCTAGGGCTGTTTCCAGGTTTATACGGTCTACATCAAACTTCTTTTTAAGCGCATCTAATTCGGCTTGCTTCTTTTTCTCGGCTACCTCAGCGGCATTAAGTTTGTTTTTCTCTTTAACTATCGTATTTTCTTTTTTGATAGTTGCAACGAGTTTGGCACGCTCGGCCTGCTCAACAGTAAAGTACATCGATGTAGGGCTATATGGCGCATTTTTTATGCGCTCTTTTCTGCCAACGCTGGCTAGGTAGCCACTATTCATAAACGCGCTAAAACCTTTGGCTAGTAAACCACCAGTTTTTGTTTCGTTTTTAAACTTGCCAAATAATGAGGATACGCCAAGCAAAGCATCGGATGAACTTTGGGCAAACTTTTCCATTTCCTCTGTTGCTTTAGTAATGCCATCAGCATCGCCAAGCGCCGAGATGCTATCCAATATACCTTTGCCAATAATTTCTTTTACATTGGCAGATGAAACAGCAAGGGCATCCATTTGGCCTGCGTAAGTTTTTGTTGCCGCTAGGCCTTGCCCTTTAAATCTTGCGCTAAGCGCCGCTGTGATCTGCTCCATATCACCAGTTTTTAATATGGTTTTGTCTAAACCTGCGCCAAGTCGGCTCAACGCTGTAGTTTGCCCTGAGTAACCCTTTGCCAATGCCGCGCTTACGCTGGCCAAATCCTTAGTCGTGCCGCGCGATACGTCTAATGCAAGTTGCAGGCCTTTTTGCGCTGTTGTAACTGATCCAGTGGCATTAAGTAAAGTTTGAAATGCCGGGCGTAATTCATCATCCAGCACATTGTAAGTGTCTTGCATCCTGGCAATAAAGCCTTCAGTAGCAATACCAGCAAAACCATTACCTGTATTTTGTAAGGCTATGGATAAGGATTTGGCTGCCTTCTCATCGGCTGCAAATGCCTGTACGGCGGCCTTACCAAACTGAGTAATTTTGCGCACGGCAAACGCCGCTGCAAAAGACTTGGCCAACATATTGGTAGTCTTTTGGAATTGGGTAAGTTGGCGCTCACCTTTTTTAAGGGCTGTACCGTTCCATTTGGCTACTGCACTAACTACTAGATTTGCCATTATGCGGCCATCCCATACGCGTTTGCTGTGTGTTTGGCATTGAATTGAGCCACTGCGATGTTAATAGCCAGGTTTACAGCGTGTGCTGCGCGCCCTTGATCCTCAGCCCATGCACGGTAAATAAGGCGGCCACGCTGATCTGTGTTACCAAATCTAGGGTCGATCGTGCCACGGCTACCGTACAAAGGCCCAAGCGGTGCTAAAAATTGACGGCCTGCGTTTGGGTTTAGGCTGTTCATATCTTTGGTTGTGCCGCTTGCTACTCGGTACTTACGCTGCGACTCCAATTTATGACGGCTTGAAACTATGCGAGATGCTGGCCTGCCGTTTGGATTTACACGCCCCGATGTCTCAAAGATTGCACCGCCTGGTGAATTGTTAGCAACAAAATAAGCAACCTGCCAACGCCGCCTAAATTTTGCTCCTGCTATTTCGCCTTTATTGTTAGCGCCCTGCCTATAAACGATGCCGTCTCGGGTTTCGCTTTGATCGTATTTAGGGAAAAACCTATGGCCTCGCGCCGCGGTCGATGTATTGGCTGTAGTCCAGCCGCTAAGCATTTCGCTATTGCTAGGTGCAAATGCCCGGGCTTTATCTCGAATAGGTAGCATAGCGCCGCGTATCTGTGTGTTCATCTGCTTGGCTAAGTCAGGGTCGAATTTACGCATGGCTTTAAGCGTGCCTTGTACGCCTGTGATGTTTACTGGCACTTGCACGCTCCCTTGCTCGATCTCCTAGTACTTGCAGTACTGCTTTAAACATAACTTCATCCATAGCCAGGACTTGATCGGGGCTAATACCTAACTCAATGGCAAGTGATGCCACTAAATAAGTGTACGAACCCCGATCTATCCTTTTGGGCTTTCATCCTCAATTACCTCAACTGAGATAAGCGAGTTTAAAAAATCATCCCCAAATGGCGGTATTACTTCTTGGCGCATTAGCGCGTTGTGAGCCAACCAGTAAAGATCACTGTTTTTCTCATGCTCGCGCAACTGCTTATACAGGCCTTGACCTGAATATTTTTCAAAGGCCACCTCAACCACCGGGGTGATACTTACGATAGTTTCCCCAGTAGCCCTTACGATTTTTAGCCGTGCCATTGTTTGCCCCTTAGTTAATTAAAACGGTGTTGTAATTGAATAAGCAACTGCAGATGTAACAGTAAAGGTCATAGATGATCGTGCGAAATCCTCTGGCCCACCTGTACCAACTGGTGTTAGGTTGTTTATCAAAATAGACATCGTATATGTTGGATTTGTTGCACCTACAGCCGTACCCTTTACAGGTATAACGATTGCTGTAACGGATGTGCCGTAAGCAGCCTGCAAAGTTGCCTGTACTTTGGCCGCTGCCCAATCGTTCAAGAAATCTACCTGCAGTGTGCTGGCTTCTAATCCCTTGCTAAATTGATGTGCTGCCGCGCCCATCGCAGTGGTTTCTACTTCGTCAAAGGTTTGGGTAAGCGTAATTGATGTTACATACTCGCTCAAATCAACTGTGGCAATTTTCAGGCCAACTTGATTATCTAAATAAATTGCCACGGATTATTCCTCATCCTTCTTTTTGGTCGGTGTTTCATTTGGGATTGGCAGACCAAGTTTTTTTAAAACCTCAATATCTGCCGGGGTTATCTGTTGATCTGCCATTTTTAACTCCATGTTGTTAGTACGGTTATTTGAAGGTCTGCCATAAGCAGGCTGCCACTATCTGCGTTTAGTACTGTAGGCGCAGATATTGTGGTAACGCTAAATTGGATCGCACTGTTTGCAAGTTTATTAAAAACTGCAATCATCGTATCCTCGATGCCAGCCAAATTGCCCTGATTATCAAAGGCTGGCACGGTCATGGTTATGCGGAAGTTGGCCATAGGTTGTATTGCTGCTTGGTTATAGCGACCATTGGCAGGCACTATGTAAGGATCGGCGGGCGATACGATAACTGAATTGGCCAAAACTGTTGTAGGTGGATATGCGAAAGTTTGCCACACGCCGTTATTTGCTAGGGCGGCGGCTATAGTTGATCGCAGTGCTGTGATTGCTACGGCCATCTTTAACCAATCATCGATGCGGGCGACATATAAGGGGCTAAAAGCCCCCTAATTTTGCCGATCATTGTATTGCCCATGCGGTAGGGGCTAGGGTTAAAGTTATCTACACTTACGCCACCAGTTTGGCTAACCTGCCGGGCTTGAAAAATATCAACGGCCAAAATCATGGCGGCCTCGCGCACGCTGGCTGTGTTTACATAAGTAGCGGTTTTTGTATCCTCACCAGTGGCAGTGCCATAAGGCAGTACGCGCCTAAAATTCTGATTAGCAGCGGTTTTTGCATATTGGATAAAACTGTAACCTGCAGGATTTTGCCAATAACTTAATTGCAAATTAAACGCTGGCAAGATGTTTGTTGTGCCTGTGCTAAATGGGATTGTGCCTGTAATTGTGTAAGCACCGTTAAATGTTGAACCAGCCCCGGCAATCGTTACTGTTTCCCCAACTGTAAATATACCGGGGTTGGCCAACATAACAGTTGCAACATTTGATACCAGTGCTGTTCCCACAACTGGCGCTGAGTCAAACCAAAGGAAGGAGTTGATTTGATCTTGCGCCGCCTGGCAAACTTCATCAAGGGTTGCATCGGTGTACAAAGTGCCAATACCTAAATTAGCGCGCAGTTCTGCAACGGTTACATAAGTGGCTGGCATTTTGTACTCCTTTACTTGTTAGGGTCGGTGGGTCAAAGGGCTAATGACCCACCGACTTCTAGGGATTTAGTTAAGGTTGAACTTAACGATACCGTTAG